TCACGTAATGATCAACTGGAAGCCGAGGTACTTGTTACCGGGCAGCGAATTCGTCGAAGACTCGTCGATGAGGATCGCGAAGTATCGGCGCGTGGAGTCGATCACATTATTTTGGTCGGTCGCGACGGTCCACGTTTGGAGTTGCCCGCTCGAATAGTAGGCGGCACCTGACCCTGGCGTCGGGAAGGGCACCGAGCCCGCCGCGATCAGACTCGTTGGCGCAGTCGGCGCGACGCTCGTCGTGCCGAGACTCTGCGTCCTCTGGATGCGCATCGATGGGAGGACCAGGGGGATGCTCGCGTGCGACTCGCCGACGGCGAACACCGGCTTGCACTGCGTAAGCGTGCGTCCGGCGTGGTCGACTAGGTACGGCGTGAGTTCGACGATGACGGCGTTGTCGTTTGGTGCGGCCTTGACGAGGAATTGACCAGTGGCTCCGATCGTGCCGTCGTCGCCCACAAACCAGTCGACGGCGTACGACAGATTGAACGGAGTCGGCGCAACGGTGATTGTAGTGGCGCTGCGGCGTCCCATCGTCGCTAAGAATTGCGTGCGATCGGCGAGCGCTTGCAGCGACACGGCGAAGGCGTCGGACGTGAAAGTCTCGCCATCGGCGATGGTATCGAATGCAGGCGTCAGCGAGTAGTCCGTGACGGATCCGCCGCTCGTGTAGACGCCAGAAAACACGCTAAAGTCGAGCGTGAAGTGCGTCGCGTCGACGACGGTGATAACCCACGTCCCATTCGCCGCGGGCACGCCGCCAACGTTCTGAACGGTCACCACGTTACTCGTCGAGAATAGATGGGCGACCGACGTGGTGATCTTGATAAGCCCGGCCGACGTCACGGCGCCCGTGATTGTGCGCGTGAGCGGCGTCGTGACGTTGTTTGCGTTCCCGCTTATTTTATTCGGCATGAGGTCCTCAGGTCACGTTCTCTTGGCTGCACTGTACACATCGACCCGTGCCGATCGCGAAACACGTGAATGGGCTCACGGGCGGCACGCGAAGTGCGACCCATACGCCGCCGACGTTGTGCCCGTACGTCGTCCAGGTACCCGGCGGGTTACCAGCGCCAGCGCTCGAGGCGGGCGAGAATTCACCCGCGAACGCGGTAGCGCCGAACGAGAAAATGATGTTCTGGTAATAGGTCGAGCCGCTCTTCCATCGCACGATGAGCGAACGTATCGACGAGACGGGATCGGCTGCAGACATACCATCCGCCATGACGACGCCGACCGAGCCGGATCCGCACACCGCGTCGGGTGCACCGCAGACGGGTGCGGGTTTCATATACGGGTACTTGCGAATCGACCACTCGACGGTGCCGCCGGGGTCAGGCACGGTCGCCGTCGGCGCCGCGATGATGCACGACGTCGCCGAGAGCACCGACACGATCTGGTACGATCCCGCGTTGACGCTGAATATCGCGGTGCCGGTATAGAACCCGACCTCGATGTATTGCTGCACCTGGTCGGCCGTGAGTCCGGACATGCCCGTGACCGTCACGAAGCCCGATGTCACGCCGGTGACGCCGCTGCCGCCCGCGCTCGCGAACGTCGCGGCGGTTCCCGTGATGCCGACGGGCGCCGTCGACAGATAGACGATGAACCAGTTGCGCCACGGGTGAAACGCGCCGTCCCAGTTCCAGTTTTGAGGCGTGACGCGCACATGGTTCGGCTCTGCACCGAGCGCCGAGCCGATGAGATACTGGTCCCATGTCGTGTACGTGGCGTTGCCGCCGACGATTCCAATCTCCGGGAGGTTCGCGGCGACGCCAGGAAAGATGTTCGTCAGGTAGGCCTGCACCTGCGATAGGACGGCGTACCTCGAACCTGCGCGGGCCCATGCGTCGAGAGATCCCGAGAGGCGCGCGGTAAACTGGGCCGACGTCTCGCTAGGTCCCTGGATCAGGAGCCGGTCTGCGGCTTGGAATGGGATCGCGCTCGGGTCGGACTGGCCTGGCATATGCGCCTTCGACGCGTCTCGGATCTTGTCCTCTAGGTAGTTGCACCCGTTGGCGAACACCGTCATGTAGCGCGAGCCGTTCGGGCCGAGGAGGAACGGCGGTGAGAGCAGCGCGACGGATTCGCGATGACGAGGCATCAGACGCCGACCACGCTGATGGTGTTGACGCCCGAGAGTGCCTGGTACTGGTTTGTCGGGTACGTGACATCCGCGGCGACGCCGTTGATCGTCAGTGCGGAGATCGACTGGACGAACGGAAGCGCGCCGGGCACGACACCCGAGTTGAACAAGATCCCGTCGACCGCGCTGATAGGGACCACGCCCACGTTCCCGCCGATCGGAAGCGACGCGAAGTAGCGCACGAGCGCGTTCCCGACCGCCGCCTGATAGGTCGCGACGAACGCTTGCGGCACCGACACGATCGCGGAGACTGCGATGGGAAGAGCAAGCGCGGACGCGGTGAACGCGATCGTCGTGTCGTTTACGCACGTGTTTTGGAGGAGCCGGTCGACCTGGCCGAGGTCGCCGCCCTCGACGGTGCCCCCACCGATGTACGATCCTGATGGCGTCGTTCCGTCGAGTTCAAACGATGTGCTCGTAACGACCGTTACCGTCGTGGTGGTGTTCGCCTCAGGAACGCCGACCACGTTCGCCACGGTCGCCACGTTGCCCGATGTGAGGCCGTGAGGTGAGGCCGTGGTCACCGTGCACGGTGTGCCCGAGACGCTCGTCACGGCGAGCTGGGCGCAGCCAGGGGTAACGGCGGCGCCGAGGACCGAGGACGCGGGGCTGGAGCTTGCGATCGTCGTCGTGAGCTCGCCGGTGACGGGGTTCGCCGACGTGATCGCCGAGATGATGGGCCCGTTCGTCAGCGTGATCGGCGGGTCCTCCTCGCCGAGCAAACGGACCGCGGTGAGGGCGACGTACTCGAACGCCGCCGAGGCGCCATTCGGGGAGATCGCGGCGAGTTTTAGGCGGCACCGTGCGGCGTACGCGAGATTGCTCTCCCACTGCGCGCCGGCCCACGACGTCACGTTGAAAATCGAAACGCTCGTGAGCTGCGTGATCGGTGCGATGACCGAGCCCGGCGCGGCATCGCTGTCCGGGCCGATGAGGTCCGCTCGCATCGTGGCAGTCGTGCACGCGAACACCGAGCCGCCGCCTGTCCACGTTCCGGCGGTGGTCACGGCGATCTGGATCGTCGTTGCCGTGGCCGCGGCCACCTGCGCGAACACGCCGTTTAGCCCGGAAACGCCCCTCGTGTCGTCGATGAACACGACCGCGCCGAGCGCGAGCCCGTGCGCGGACTGCGTCGTGATGGTCGTTGGGAGGCCGACGGAGACCGCCGTGATGATGCCGCCGGTGCCTGCGATCGCCGACGGCGGGATCGAGAGCGAGGCGAGGTTCGAATACGTTTTTTTGGTGAGGTAGTTCGCGGCGTGATAGGTGCCCGCGAGAAACGGTCCGAGCGTCGATGCGGATCGATTGACGAACGAGAGCGGCCCGCTCGCGTACGTCGCGGGGATACGCTCCTCGTCGTAGGAGCTAGTTCCGAGCTCGTCGAGCCATCCGGGCCGTCCCGTCGGGTTTTGCGAAGGGATCGACGGATCGGGCGTGACGGGAAACGTGACCGTCTGGCCGTTCAGAGCCACGTAGGTCACGGTGCCCGATGCTGCGAAGTCAAGGAAGCCTCCCTGCGCGATCTGCGAGATGAGCGCGTCCATCTGGGAGAATTCGACCGCATCGATCGAGAGGATCGTCCGCTCGGGTTGCCCCGGCTGCCACGACGTTGTGGGAAGCCCAAGCGTCTGCGCGTCGGTGATGAGCACGGACAGCCACGAGCCGCCCGGCGGTACGTTCGGGCCGACGCCGGATAGGCGCGGCTGGAAGAGCTCGTCGATCGTCAGCGTCATGGGGTCACCTGGAGGATCTCGGCCGAGATATCATTCACCGATAGGACGAGCAGGAACGGACCCGTCGCCGTCGTGACGACGATCGTCGCGATGAGCACCGCGCCCGCTGCGGTCGTCGCGAGCGTGACCGTGGCGACGGCAGAGAACACGCGTTCGTCCTTCACGCACTCGGCTTGCACGCTCGCCTGGATTCGGACGAGGTCCGTGGGCGTGAGGTCTGCGTTCACGAATTCCGAGAGCGCGAATCCGTAATTTGGATCGTCGACGAGTTGCCCTCGTGGCGAGGTGAGGCGTCGCGCGATTGCTTCGCCGACGACTCGATTGCCCTTCACTAGCACCGACGGCATCGTGAGATCCTCGACGCACGACCACGACGAGCCGAAGTCGGGACGCGGGCGTAGTGAGGCGACGTTACTCACTGGTCACCCGCGACGAACCGCCGGTGACCTGACCGGTAATGGTGACGGGGGCACCCGCGGTGACGGGACCACCGCTGTTCGCGAGGACCATCGTTGCGACATCGGCCGGTGTGATGGTGACTTGCACCGAGTCGCCCGTGCGCGCGATGGGCTGCCCGGTGTCGGGCTCGACCCACGTGCACGATGGCTTCCTCAGGTCGCCGTTGAGAAAAACGATGTGACACCGCTTGCCCGGAAGCGGTGTCACATGGCCGATCGACGACGGGCGCATGGGCACCTGGTTCAGGCCGGGCAGGTCGAGCGGCGGATCGCTCGGTGCGGGCTCCGCGCTGAGGCTGTCCGTCGACCCGCTCACGATGACGTATTCGTACGTCGCGGGGTAGCCAGCCACGGCGCGGATCTCATCCTCGACGATGCGTCGGATGTTCTCGAGGAGTCGGTCGCGGTCGGTGATGCTCATGCGGCAATTGCTCCCGCGGTGAGCACCTCCACGCGCAGCGTGCCCTTGTCGTCTACGTGGAACGTCGACGATGCGATCGTCTGCTCGAAGGGCACCGTCGGCGCGGTGAACGTGTTGCCCGGCAGCCAGTCCTGGAGCGCCTCTGTCGCGATTCGGAACTGGCCGAGGTCCGCGCGCCACGAGACGATCTGAAAGTCCGTCTTGATGCTCGCGGAGGGGCGCGAATCGGCTACGCGCGTCGCGCCCGTCGCCGGGTCGATCCACCAAAGCGAGACGAGTTTGCGGAGCATCCGCTGCGCCGGCCCCTCGGGTCGCGTGAGATGGTCGCCGATGAGGGCGTCAGCGGCGAGCGATAGCGTCTCGCCGGAGTCCATCGCGGCATCGCCGAGTACGAGGCTCAACGGGAGCCCGCCCGCGGCGAAATAGGCGCGCTTCGGGATCGTCTTGCGCCACCCGCCCGCGCCGCCGACGAGTCGTGCCGCGCGCGACGCCGTGAACGGTGCCGTGCGGTAGGCGGTGCCGATGAGGACGAGAGCGCCCAGAGTCAGGCGGCACGCCATGGGCCCCGACGCGAGCGGCTCTGAAGACGAGAGCGAGAGGTCCGCCGCCCACGCGCCGTAGTACGGGACGGTTATCGACCCGCTCACGATGCGATTGCCATTGAGGTCTGCGTACTGCGTCATGGTTGACTCGCCTGATCGAGCAAGCGCTGAATCTCGGCCTGCTGCGCATCCTGGACGGCGGGCTGCTGATTCGCTGCGGTCTTGGGATTCGTGTTCGTCTGGCTCGTCGTGGGCGTGCCGACCGCGGGCGCCTTCGGCGGGGGGAAGTACTCGCAGAGTTCGACGACGCAGGTCCACTCGCCATAGCCGTCATTCTCGAGTTGCGAGAGCGACTCACACACCACCGAGTGAATATCGAGATCGGCGAGCACGGGGTGGAAGATGTCGAGCGCCTGAGGATTCTTTTTGGTCGGGTCGTACTTGAATTGTGGTCGAAAGCTCTCCCACGCCGTGAAGTGTTCACGCGTGCCTAACGTGAACGTGATCGTGCCCTGCGCGGGCGGACGCTGGACGTACGTGAGCGTGGCGCCCTTTGCTCCCTTGCCCTTTTTGATATCCCACTCGTGTGCGCGCTTGAATCCAGTAATCGCGCCGGGCTTGACGACGCCAGGGCTCGTGACGCCGCCGAGGACGACGACGTCGTACGCCTCTGGATTGTCAAAGGGGTTCAGTTGGCCGGTCGTCATAGGCCCGTCTCCAGCGCGAGACGCTCGAACACCGTTGCGACCATCTCCTCTGTAATCTCGAGCGCGCTTTTGCCGGCTCCGTCGATCACGACGCTGACGTTGATGTTTGCATCACCGCCGCCCGTCGACCCGCCGCCCGAACTCGCGCCCGACGTCGCGGCGTCACCCATGCCGTACGCGGACTGTTTCACCATGCCGACGCCGTCGTTGAGACCGCCCGCGAAGCCCGCCGCGGTGTGCCCGCCGAGCTGCATCATAACGCGCGATGGCGACGAGATGCCGAGGACGCCCTTGACGGCGTCCATCGCGCCGGTCGCAAGGCCCTTCGCGGCGTCGACGACCCGGCTAACGCCGCCCGTCAGCCCGTTCACGATACCGTCGATGAACCCGGATACGATGTCCGTCACCGCCGAGAATGCGTCGCTCAGACCGGAAGCGACGGCTTCCCCGATCGTGACCATCTTGGTGAACATCGCGATCGCGGTCGTCACCATGTAGCCGATGGCCTCGATCTCGATCACGACGGTTTTGAGCATGCCGGCAAAGACGTCGCCCGAGCTCTTGCCGGCGAACAGCTGCTTGAACGCGGTGATCGACGGCTTCAGCGCGATATAAATCTTCAGCCCCGCGATCACGAGGTCGAGGAAGAACTTTTTGAGGTAAGGCAGCACCTTGCCGGCGATCGAAAAGACGCCGTTGAAGAACCCGACGACAGCCGCCTTCATGGCGCGCCCGCTCGCGGTGTTCTGATCGAAGATCGAGAGCAGGTCTTTCATGCCGCCGAGGAACGGCCCCGGGTTGGAGTCCTCGAAGATGTCGCCGATGTTTTGCTTGAGGTGCGCGATCTGCGCGCCCATTCCCATCGCCATCGTTTCGAGAGGCTTCTTACCCTTCGCGATGAGCGCTTGCTGGAGTGCATTACCGAACTTATCGGCACTGATGGTGCCCTTATTGAGGCCCTCGCGAAGCGCGTTCGTCGTCATGCCCATCTGGGCCGCGACGTCGGCGACGTTTGTGCCCGTCGTCGCGAGCGACTGAAGTTGCTTGTCGCTGACCTTGAGTCCCTGATGGGCGACGATCGACTCTTGAATTTTTTTGCTGAGGCTCGTGTACGCCGCCGCGCCCTTGTCACCCATGAGCGCTTGCGCCGATGCGGTAGCGGTGAGTTGACCTTGGAGCGCGCCGAGGTCCGTGACGCCCATCGCGGCGAACTGCTTACCCCACGAGGCAAGTTGGTCCTTCGTCTGCGGCAGCGTGCGCGAGAGGTTCGAGAGCATGTCGTCCGCTTGCTCGCCCGCGCCCGCGAACCCGAGGAGCGCGTCATACGTCGAGATGAGCTGACGTTTCTCCTCGGCGGCCTGCATGGCGAACATCGCGCCCGCAGCGACGAGCCCCGCAAGGGCACCCGCCGCACCGAGCGCGATGCTCGTCAGCGTTCCGAGACCGGGAATCACGGAGTCGAGCCCCTTCGCCATGTCGCCTAGCGCACTCGACGCGCTCGAGAGGTCGCCCTTCGCAAGCTGGCCGACGACGCCGCTGAGATCCTCGACGGTGCCCGACATCTTGGCCGCGGGCCCGGACACCTGGTCGATCAACGTGAGCGTCTCTTCGAACACGCGCCGTCACCTCTTCGATTTCTGTTGGGCCACGAGCCACGCGAGACCGCGCACGATGAGCTCCGCTACGACCCTCGACGCGCCCTCCGCGTCGAGGTCACGATCGCCGTCGAGCCAAAGCGTCAGGCCGTCGGCGAGCGCGGCGGGCCGGCTGCGCTGGTACTCGACGACGGCGGCGAGCCTTTTCCCGATTCATCGGCCACCATACCGACGAACGATTCGATGGCGCGACCAACGTCCTTTGACTCGGCGAGCCCGGGGTACTCGTCGAGGACGAGATCGAACTCGGCGCGCGATGGCGAAACGACGAGCAGACGGAGCATGTCCTCCATCGCGTCCGCCCGCTGGTCACCGAATGCCTTTCGGCGGAACGTCTTGTACTCGTGGCTCTTCGGCGCGCGGATCGCGAATTCGAGCTCGCCGATGCGGATGACTTTTACACGTCGGTAATCGCGCTGCAGCGCGGCGAGTTGCTCTTCGGTAATGGGCGGCATGATTGAGGTCACCTTTCCGGGTTAGGAAAGGGACCGCCGCGACCGGCCCCAAACGCGCGCAGCCACGCGTCAAGCGTGATGTGAGGCTACCTCACTGCGGAGGAGGAGCAAGCGGGATCGCGAGCGGATCATTGCCGTTGTATAGGATCTTGAGCGGGTTGAACTCGACCTTCCGCACGAGCGGGTCGGGCCCTTCCGACTGCGATGCGGTCATCTTGTCGATCGTGCACCCGAGAATCGAGTCCTGAACCGTGTCGAACCCCGGCTGCGTGTACGTCACGAGCACGGGGAAAAACACGTCGCCGAATCCCTTGCCGAGTTGCGCTAGGAACACGTTCCACTCGGCTAGATAAATCTCCGCGTCGGCCGTGTAGTCGGCTTTTCCGATCGTCTTGAACAGAGGATCGGGTGAGTTGCCGTAGGTCTTCACGCGCTCGCGGCTGTAGTCGTAATTGATGCTCTTGAACCCGCGGAAGATCAGCCCGTTGATCTTCAACTCGATCGACGGATACGAGAGCCCTGCGCCGTTGATCAGCGGAAATTGGAGGGGCGTGGTCGCGACGGTCATGGCTTAGGCTCCCGGCCCGGTCGGGCTTGCGAATCCGATCTGGATCGTCACGCTCAGCACGTACCCGTTGCGGAGGATCGAGATCGTGATCTCGACGTTGCCGGTGACGAGCACATTGTTCGTCTGGTTCACGATGACGCTCGCGCCAGAGATCATGCCCACCGCGGTCATGTTCGTGTTCAGCGCGGCGAGGATCGTGTTCTGGATCGCGAGCGCGTCGTTGACGTACAGCGTCCCGTTCGGGTTCACGCGGAGGTCGGAGTCGATAAGCTCCTCGGCCTCTTGAAACGCGATATCGCACGCGATGTCGAGCACGTTCCCGTAGGGAAGGAGCGTGAACGTCGATCCGGTCGGCGCGAGGAGGTTCGGCTGGTCGATGAAAAATCCCTGCTTGCCGATGCGCGTCTTTGCGGCGCATAGCCGCGCGCCCGTGAGGCCTGGATTGATCCGCTCGTCGTGATAAATGAACCCGTCGGTGGGGTCTGACGTCGCGTTGATGATGATGTTCCCGAGGCTCCCGTCCAGGACGCGGCCCGCGTGTCGCTGCGGAGGGATCGCGCTCTCGCGAACGTCGAGCGCCCATCCGAGAGGACGCCGATAGAAGTAGGTTGTCCCGAGGATCGGGAACGCCGAGGGCATGTTGTAGAAACCGGTGCTCAGGCATGCACGTTTCGCGTTCACCGTCGAGACGTCCGTCTGGATCGCGCCCATCCACGTCGCTTCCGTTTCACCCGAGCCGCCCCACGCAACGGGCGCAAGGGCGTCACGCGCGTCGGCGATGAGGCGCGTGTAGATGTCGCCCGCGGCGAGCCCGCCCGTTCCGTCTGGCGAGCCGCCGAGGTAGCTCTGATACAGGGTGGCGATTGAGCCGGTCGTCACGCCGACGACGTGCATGCCGCCCCACCCATTGAGGGCGTAAGACGAATTCTGGAGCGCGGTGATCGCCGCCTGCACACCCGCGGCGTTCCACATCGGCGCGACAGTCGAGAATGACCAATAATCGCCGAGGACGATGGTGCCCGCGCCGAAGTTGATCGTGATTCCCGTGTTCGGGATCGTGTACGTAACGGCCGTTCCGAGATTGACGTCCGGCGCGTAGTTGCGCCCCGCGTCGAGCGAGACTTGGAACTTGATGCCCGCCGTCCCGCGCGTGCCGCCCGCGGTGGCCTTTACGCGGACGAAATATGTGTCCCAAGCGCCGTTCGTCCCATCGAGCGTGACGGTGACCGCGCTCGTCGACGAGCCGGGAACGGTGGCCGTGACCGCCGTTGCGGTGCCCGGCGTGACGACGGGAACGCCGATCGCGAGGACGGTGCCGCCTGCGAGACACACGAGCGCCGCGGCCTCGGCGAGTTGGCCGCCGACAAATGCGGACGCGAGCGTGTTCGCGCTCCGCGTGGAGATGATCTGATTGACGACCGCGGTCTGGCCGATGCCCGTCAGCAAGCACCCGATCTTGACGCGGATGTTCGACGCGGGAACGTTGATCGCGGTGTTCGCGCCGCCGTCCTGGATCGTAATGGTGACGTCACTTGCCACGGCTACCTCCTAGACTTTCGGCGTGTCGATCAAGATGACGTCCCCCGCGGACGAACCCGCGAACGCTACAGCCAACGTTCCGTACGTCGAGCCCGGCGGAGAGAACCCCAGCGTTGCGTCGAGCACGGGCGTGTCGATCTCGACCTGAAACGTGAGTTCGCGTCCGATCGTGCCGACGGTCGCGTTGCTCGGAAGCGAGTCCACCCACCGACCCGAGCCCACGCGATGACGCCCGGGCGCGAGGACGAAGAGCGACTGGATCACGATCTGGTACATCGCCTCGGCGTAGTCCCAGTCCGTGTTGCTGTTCGGCTTCGGTACGCCGTTGAGAAACGTGACGCCCCACACGTGCACCGTGAAGAGCTTCGTCTCCTGCCAGATCACGCGCGACGCGAGCATGCGCCGATGCTCCGCGTTGCTCGAGAGCGCGACGTTGCGATCCGCGGGACTGACGACCTTCCACGTGCAGCCCGTCGGAATGAACACGATGCGTGGAGGCGAGCCGTGCTCGAACGCGGGCCGGTGCTGCGGCCCAAGTTCGATGAACCCGGTCCACAACGGGGGCAAGTTCGCCACCGCCATCCGGGCGACGACGTCGTGCGATATCTCGACGACGAGTTGCGACCAGCTCATCCACCGAAGGCCCCCATCGCCTCGCGAGTGCGCGCGAACGCCTCGTCTGCGGCATCGGAGATCGCGCGTTGCCACGTGTCTGGTAGCTCGCGCTGGTTCGGGAAAATGGGCCGCGCCTCCATGTCGACGGTGCCGTACTGATGATGGGTCGCCGGATCGTCGATCGTGATCGCGATGCCAGCGCCTTGCATCGGTTGCACGCTCACCGATCCGCGCATCGCGCCCGTCTCGGTGAGCGGCGGCGCCGAACGTCCCTTCGCGAGCGTCCGCGGCATGAGCGGAGCCCACGTCGAGCCGTACGGGTCGACGCCATTGTCGAAGTCGTCCTGAATCTGCGCCTCGATGCGCTCTGCGGCGCCCGCGGCAACCTGGGAAGGAAGCGACGAGAGTTTGCGGAGCGACGCCGCGAGATCGGCGAACCGTTTGCTGCTCACGCGAACCCCGGCATGCCGCCCGCGGCGGCGACGTAGCCTACGACCGTCGCGCCCGAGCCCGTCGACCAGACGCGTTTGACAGGCACCTCGATCACCTGTCCGACCACGACCGCGGCCAGCGCGATCGTGGTGTCTTGGCGCGTCGTGAACTTCAGCGTGCCCGCGACGGTCACGAGGAGCGACGCAAACGGCCCTTGCGGATCGTTCACCGTGTCGCTCTTCGTGACGTCCTTCACGTCGTCGTAGATGCGCGCGAGGATGGTGCTCACGTCAGAACCCTCCCACGACGGGACGACCGCGCCGATTGAATTGCGCCCACCCGCGGGGCTGATTGGACGTCACGCTCGGAATGTCGTGACCAGGATCCTGCCCGACCGCTAGCGACGGCGTGACGTCAGGGTGGATCGCCTGACGCTGAATGCCTGGGAACCATCCGGTGCCCGGAACGCTCGGGTTGCCGATCGCCTGGTAGTACCGCTCCGAGATGAGCCGATCGGACCCCGCCGCGGAGTTGAATCCGCGACCTGCCATCAGGAGGTAACAGGCCACGAAGGCCGTGTACATCCGGACATCCGCCCCCCACGCGAGGAGCGGCAGCGTGTACCGACCGCGCATGTACGAGTCCGCGATCTCGCTCGCGTCGATGCACGCCTGCAATTGCTGCGGCGCGGTCGTCGTGTCGAGCGCGGTCTGCGGCAAATACTTGGGCAGGTCGGTGGGGTCGCAATACTGGCTCATGACGAGCCTCGGTTACGCCGGGCCGGAACGGAACCCGAGGAAGCTCGGACCCCATGCGGGCATGACACGATCCCACCCGCCCCACGTATAGCGGTGCGAGTCGAACACGATCGGATCGTTCTCGCTCACGCGCGGGACCGTGCGCGGTGCTTCGCGGACGATCCAAAGCGTCGGCTTGAACGCGCGCTTCGTGTCGAAGAGGTACCAATTCTTGGTGTTCTTCAGGAACTTGTTCACGACGGGTTCGACGCCGAACCGCATCAGCATGTTGTCCGCGGCGCCGACCTGTCCCGTCAGCGGCGAGAACGCGCCCCACGTCGGGCTCGCGAGCATCGTCGCTTTGAGAATGAACTGCGCCTCGACCTGAAGCGTCTGCGGGATCATCATCGAATCGACGCTGACGCCGAGAACTTCGCCATCCTCACCCGGAATCATGCCCGCGTACTGCAGAAGCGAAGCGAAGCTGGTCGTCGAGAGCGCGCCGCCGATGGTCACGCCGCCGATCGAGACGCCACCGGCCGAGAAGTCGTTGCAGTACGTTCCCCCGGTGAACAGACCGCCGGGATTGAACCCAGGGTTGTAGAGGTCGATCGGGTGCGCCGTGTTGAAGAACGAGAGCCCGTCGAGACCGAGTTGACGCGCACCGGTCTGAATGCCGCTGTTTTCGAGGAGGTCGCGGAGCTCGTACTCCTTTTGGCGGCGCCACTGCCGCGCCATGTCCGGGAGCATCCGCCAGAAAATCGACTGCGTATTGACGTCGGAGTCCTCGAGCACGAAGCGGTCGATGCCGTACGTGAGCTCGTACGGGATCGGCGTCACGGTGTACGTCTGCGGAGAGGGCTCGTGCACGACGCGCGGGCCGAACCACGGACGGGGTTTCGGCATGAGGCCCGTCCACCCGAACGTGATCTGCGAGCCGCCGGGCATCGGATGCGTCGTCGCCCACTTGTCGGCCGTCTCGTCGACGTCCATCGACCCCCAGACCGCACCCATGGTCGTGTCGACCGTCGTGATGAATGCGGTGTACTGCGCGGCGGTGAGAGCCATGGATTACGCGCCTCCGACGGTGTTGAGCTTGATCGGCCAGTAAGCCGAACCAGGAGTGACGCCGCCGAGGATGCCCGGATCTTGCGGCAGAAGAATGCCCGCTGGTGCCCGCGTGCTCGACCCGCTCGTCGCGTCGATGACGGGGCCGCTGTTATTCTCACCGTGGTAGTACACGGTCGCTCCGACACCCGTTTCGACGAGCGCGTCTGCGCCGGATCCGGACTGGAGGAGGAACGAGCCCGTGCGGACGTTCACCCAGACCGCGCCGTCGGTTGCGCCGCCGAGGATGCCCGCGCCGGTCTGCACCGCGGTGCCGCCCGCCGGATCGCCGATGATGCCCACGACGAGGTCCGTCGAGAGCGGCGATGCGCCGTTGATCAGGTAGCCCGCGCGAAGGAGCGCGACGGCGCCGGAGTAGAGCTGCGCGGCAGCCTTCACGGGGTACGCGACGAGGTTATTTACCTCGGGCACCCCGAACTGAATGGTGTGGCAGTCCTTCGTGAGCGCCATCGGTCAAACCCTTCCCGCGCCGTTGGCCGATGCCAAGCGCTTTTTGTGATCGGCGAGATGCGCCTCCACGAGACGCGCGCGGAAGTCTTCCTGTTTCATGCCCGGCGGGCACGCGACCATCGCGGCATCGATCGTCGCGATGATGTCCTTCGAGAGCGACGCCTCGGTGCCCGGCGCGGCGGCCTTCGGGACCAAGAGTTCGCCCTCTTCGGTGTGCACGATCGGCGCTCCCTTGCGGGCCTGCGTGACGAACCCGCGCACGACCGCGAGCGGCTGCGTTTTGAGCCACGTCAGTTGCGACGTCGGCACGTAGCGCTTCGCCGACGCGAGGAGGTCAGACTTTTCTTTTGTGCGCGCCTGCGCTTTGAGCTCCGCGACGTCTTTCGCGGACTGCTGGACGACGGCGAACATCGCAGCGGCGGCGCCGATCGCCGCCGATCCGCGCTTGCCGGTCTGCCGCTCGAGGAGCGCGAGGGCAGCCTTGGCCTTCTTTGCGCCCTTCGATTCCTCTTCCTCCTCGGCCTCGTCGTCGTCATCGTCACCCGCATCGTCGTCGTCGGCGGGCGCGTCGCCCTCTTCCTTGCGATCGGTCTCGTTGCCGGATTCCTCCTCCTCGGAGCCCTCCGACTCTTCCTCCGCCTCCGACTCCTCCGACTCCTCCGACTCGGACTCCTCTTCGGATTCCTCCTCGGTTTTCTCGAACTTGATCTTGGTTTTCTTCGCGGCCTCTTGCGACGCGCCTAGGGCCGCGAGCGCGGCCTCATGCTGCGCGAGGGCCGCGGCTAGCGACTTGCGCTGCTTTGGGTCGGTGGCCTTTGCGAGTGCGGCTTTGGTGCTTTTGACTCGATGTTGGATCGTCACACGCATTGGGATCCTCGTGGCACTCGCGGTGCCCGTTGTACCGGTCAACATTGGCGCAGATTGGCCACCATTGGCAAACCCTTTTTCGTTGACACCGTTCGGATCGGACAGGTAGGCGACCAGCGCGTCCCACGACATGACGTCGTCTGCGAGGCCTTTTCCCACGGCGACGGGGCCCTGAAAGATGCCCGCTTCGAGCGCTTTGATGGCCTTCGGCGCGAGGCCGCGGGCCTCGCTCACGAGGCGGTAGAACGCACGCGCGGAGCGGTCGACGCGGTCTCGCTCGGCGGCGATTGCGTCCGTGGATACGGGAACGTGCGGGTGGCCGTCGGCCTTCCGCTTCCCGCTCGTGATTGTGACGACATTGATGCCGGCCTTTTTATCGGCCTCGACCTGGTCGTACATGCACGAGATGACGCCCACCGACCCGGCGATTGCCGCCGGGGGCATTATGATCTCGTCGCAAGAGCATGCGAGCGCGAACGCTGCCGAGGCGCAGAGCTCGTCGACGTAGGCAATGCTCGGAATGCCCGCCGTAGCGAACATGTCGCGTAGCGCGTAGACAGTCTCGTTCAGGCCTGAGACGACCCCGCCGGGCGAGTCGAATCGAAGGACTACGCACGCGGGCGGTTCGGGTGCGTCCGGAACATCGGGTACCTCGGGAGGCTCTTCGCCGTCCTCCTTTGCCCACCGCGCGCGGTACTTGGCCTCTTGCGCGGCGCGCTTCGCGGCTCGATGCGCATCCGTTCCGAACAGCGCCTCGCGCACGCGATTACGGATCGAGTCGTACGAATCGCCGCCGTATTCGGAATGGTGATCGAGCGCACCTCGGACGTGAACGACCGCGATCGAACCGTCGCCGACGCGCTCGTTCGGCGGGATGGTCGTCCAACTATCCCACCAAGCGGCGCGCTGGCCATCGACGACACCGGACTGAATCGCGTCCAGTTTGATCGAGAGAAGCTCTCCCTGGCGAATCACCCTTCGCGTCGCGGCCATTGGTTCCTCGCGCGCCCTTTGCGGCGCATATCGGCCAGGTTGTCCGCCTGCGTTCCAAGAAACAGGTGCGCCACGTTCACGCATGCCGGCGTATCACACGAGTGGAGCACCTTCATTCCGGGCGGGATCTCGCCGTGTGTCATCGACCACGCCGTCCGATGTGCATAACGCATGCGCCCGTTTACCCAAATCTGGCCGTACCCGTTCTCTCCGTTGTCCACGGCTGTCCAGAGTAGGCACCCCGTAGCCAGTTCTGGGCGCACCTTTTCCTCGAAGCGCTCCTTCAATGTACGTCCGAGGTGATTCATTCTGCGGCCTCGTCCTGCGCGTCCGGTTCATCCGACGCCGCAGCCTCGTTCTCCGCATCGGCAGCGTCGACATCCTTCTCGCGGTCGGCAGCCTTGTCAGCGTGAAATTCTTGAATCGTAACCTCGCCCCCATCCATCGGGCCGAGGCCGTTTAGTTCTCTGGCTTCATTCACCTTGACCACGGCAGCCGGGTCAACCTCACTGAACGGGAGCTTGCTCTTCGCTGCGCCTCCACCGAGACCGCTCGACACGGGCTCGACGAACTTGATGCGCGGCATTCCTTCGAGACCGAAGCGCTCGGACGCCCACTGCCGCACGTCGTCGGGATTCTCGAATTGCACGCCGCCACGCCGAAGGACCTCGACCGCCGTGCTGAACGCCTGGAGCTGTTTCGCGTTCTGCGCGTACTCGTCGCGGCCGACGACGTCGTACCAGGTCCACGGCGCGAGATCGGCGTCGCCGTAATTCAGGTACGCGAACGGTCGCGCGAGCTGCGTGTAGAACGTGTTCATCCACGCCTGATTATCGAACTGCGTTCCGCCGCGCTCCTTGTCCATCTGCGAGTCGGTCGCGGCGTACGAGCCCTGGCTCTTCACCTCGGTCGTGAGGTTCACCATGAGGATCGCGAGCACGATCGCGACGTCGCACCGATCGATCTGCGCTGGGTGGACTTCCCATGCGGTCGACCGCGCTTCGACGAGTTCGTAGTCGTATCCGTCGCCGTTCTGCCCGTCGACGCCACGCGGGACGATGAGCGCCGTGTCAGCGCCGAGGTTCGTTAGTGCGTCCTCGAACGCCTTGCGCTCGAACGGATCGCCGACGGCAGGCACCCACCCTTTGCGGGTCGGGTTGCCGTGCACCTCGCCAAAGCGCGCCATGTCGCGGAACCCGAAGTGCCGCAGCATCCACGGTTCGGTCACGGGTCGGATCGCGCCGCGGATCCATCCGCGGTAGCTCCCGTACGGCGCGTGCTCGAGCCACTTGCCGTTGCCGGGGATGATCGGAACGACCGCGTCTTGAGTCATCGCCATGTAGCGGCGAATCGTCCAGTCGTAGTACTCGAACCGCGAGTGCCACGGGCGAATGAGCGGCGCGAACGCGATGCCCTTTTGCGTCGTATCCCAAAGGAGCTGCGCGTGGGCGAATCCCATGAGGGTCGCGTAGTCTCCGAGCTCGCGGATCGCAGAGTCGACCGTCATGCGCGGCCACCATGCTTGCCACGCGCGTAGGCACTCCTTCGCAGCCGCGGAGTCGTTCGCGGCCTTGAACCGCGGTTCGCGACCGAAGAGCGCCGTCGCTTTCGCGTTCAAGCACGCTGTCACGCGGTCGTCGCCTAGGATCGAATCGCAGAGCTGCGCGCTCGCATCGAACATCCCGATCATGTGCGCGTACAGCGCGCCGCGGGCTTGCTCGACAGACCACGTGTTCTGGATCGTGACGAGCGGGATGTCGCGATAGATGAGCTTCGCCGTCGCGGCGGTGAGGCCCCTCGTCGCGTCGACCGGTTGCTGAAACGCCGGATCGTTGAGCACCGCGTTGTACGGTGCAGCGGCCTTGTTCGCGGCGGCGAGAACGTCGAACGGCACGCCCGCACCTGGCGCGGGAAGTCCGATAGCGGGCGCGCCTTCCACGTCAGGCCTCGCGCTTTACGGTGGGTGGAGTGTCGCCGCGGTGGATGCCGGTCTTCGGCGGAGGTCGACGGACGATCTGCGTTGCGGGGTCCGGCGGCGGAGGGGGCGGCGTCGCGACGGGCTTTTTCTTCGCGGCCATCACGCCGCGTCCTCGTCGACGGCGAACATCGCGCCCTCTTCCCAAGGCGTTTTGAACCCCTCGGGCGTGAGGCACTCGCGCTCGCGGAACGACTTGCCGACGAGCCGCCCGAGGTCGGCCTTCCAGTACGTTTCGTACAGGTATTGGCGATAGTACGGGTGGATGACGTTTTTCGGCGGACGCTCGCCTTTCACGGGCTGGTAGTGCTGCGCGTTCGCCCAGATCGTGGCGCCGTCCGGCGCACGACCGCCTTGCGACATCGGCTTGAAACAGCCCTCGGGCTCGCGGTAATTCTCGAGTCGCACGATGCGTCCATTGGGGAAGCGCCGCGACTCGACGACGACCATGGTGAATGTCGCGTCGGTCTCCTCGGACTTGCCAGGCACGTAGCGGTGGCGGACGGGCTTGGCCGCCTTGCCCATCAGGGCGTCCTGCTTCTCTTTCGAGATGCCCGCCATGTCGAGCGCGGACGGCTGGGCGTTTTTCGCGATCGCCTCGGCGAGTGTGCGGATCGCGTCGTAAGTCGACGGCTCCGCCTTCGCTTGGAGAAACGCTTCGGCGACGTCGCTGGTCGTGAGAATGTCGCCGGTCTTGATGTCTTTGGCCATGATGTGCCTCCGTGCGCGCCGAATCGGCACGCTCTGACACACGCACTTTGGCCTTGACACACGCGTGATGTCAATTGCCTAGAGGTGAACGCCGTGCGACAATGGTCGCGGGTCTGCTAAGTCCCCTGGCCGCTCTCGACGGCGTCAGGGTGTCCTGGTCGGCAGCATCGAGTTTAGACGACGTTCATCCCCGGGTACGCGCGCCCCTTCGAGGACGGCGCCGACCCCGCGGCGGTGCCGCCCATCGACCCGTCCGCGAGCGAGACGAGCGCATCGCCCTCGTCATCCGGGTCTTTTTCGTGGCCGCGGAACATCCCGAGCCGGTGTAGGAACGGCTTCACCCACGGCGCCATCGTCTCCTCAGGCACGAGGATGTCATGGTCATTCCACCGCCGGATTGTGCGCTGCGCGCGTACGAGTTTGTTGTAGCGCGCGTGCATCGGAACGATCTGCAGGCCGCGCGAGCGGAGCAGTCGCGCCGTTCCGATCTCGGGCCCGCTCATGTACGAGTACGCCGGCGCGCGCCCGTACGTCTCGTCGTCCTGCCGCAGCGTCGACTCGATCTGATACGCGTCGAGTTTGTGCCGCACCACGTCGACGAGATAGAGCTTCCTCCCGTAGATTCGCCCCTCGACGCGCGCGAACCAGTCGTTCCCGTCGCCGACTGCGTAGGCCATGTCGATGCCGCGTGCGCGACGGTACCCGCCCCAGTCGGGGAACGTGCGGTAGTACGTCGCGGGGCCGAACAGGTCGGAACCCATCGGCGTCGGCTCGCCCATGAGTTGCGCCCACCATTTGCGCTCGCTCGGGTCGGCCTCTTTGAGCTCCGCTCGCATCGCGCGGAGTTCGGGCAGGTCCCACACATTCGGCGCGAACGCCTTCTCGCTCGGCAGCCCCTCGTCGATGATCGCCGGATGGTGGATGTGTATCCACTCACGCGCCGTGCGAAGCAGGCGGCGCCCGATGGGGTCGTCTGGGTGCCAGCGCGACATGAGTAAGAGCACGGGCCCCGGCTTGCCGCGACGGAAACAGCGCGCCGTGTAGTGCGCGATCGCCTGGTCGACGGCCTCGCGCACCCGCGCGTCGTCGCTGCCGTGCTCGTCGATCGGATCGTCGCAGACGAGCGCGTGGCAGTCGTAGCCGAGTTTCGACTGGTCGGCGGACATCACGACGACGCCACCGCCGCGGTCGTTCTGCCAATTCGTGATCGTGTCGAACCCGCGCGCGGGGCCTACGCCTGCCTCGGTCGCGAGCTTACGAAGTCGTTTCCCTCGAGCCTGCGCGGCTTCGAGAGAGTGCGTCATGAAGATAATTCGACGGGTCGGGTCGCGGAGGAGTAGCCACACGATCCCGTGAAGCGTCGTCTCCGTTTTGTAGTGTCGAATCGGAATGTCGCAGAGCCCGCGGACGGGCTCCGTGTCCGCGCGCTCGATTAGCGCGCACCAATCCGCCAGGTGAAACGGTTCGCGAAGCTCCGCGGAGAGCGCAGGAACGAGCGCGAGAAGGGAGAGCGCTGCGAAGTTCACTCGCCAGACGGTAGCACGAGCGGCCCGAAGGCCCGACGGGTGAGGATTCGGCGAGTGGTCGAAGTCACCCGCTCACGGTGCCGCTGCCGTCGGTCAGTCCGTATCACGGCGCGTGGTCGCCGCATCCTCGAGAGGGCGTTGGCGCAGTGCCCGTCTTTCCGGGCTGTCAGCGCTTCTTATTCGGCAGTCGCCTACCTAGCTCTGCCACTGAGCTACGGCAGCCTTTTGCCGCCGGGTGGATTCGAACCACCGACCTCCTCGAGCACCGCGCTCACCGCCCATTGCGGTATCCACGTCGCGGGCTTGTCGTCCGACCACGGATACGTAAACGCCCTCTCGTTATGCTGGAACGAGTATAGCACGACGTCGCCGCCCGAGAACCCGTGCGGCACTTCGGCGCCCTTCGCCGTGAGCATCGGCGCTCCTATGGCGAGCACGGTGCCTCGGTGAATCTTCACCTCGCGCGGGTTGCCACCGAGTCGGTACACGCCGCGGATCGTTGCGTACTCGTCTTTGATCTCGCGGACGACGACCTGGCCTCGCATCGGACGGAAGCCTAGACGAGCGGCTACGAACTGCGCGCCGCTCCCCGATGTCCAGAGGTCCGTGCGGTATTCGAGCGTGTCGTCGGTACCCATTAGAACGTCCCCTCCTGATTCGTAACCTGCCCCGTGTACCCGTGCGCACCGACGTGCATCAGTGGCGAGCCTTCGCCCACGTACATCCCGATCGAGCCGCCCATCTCGCGCCATCGCCAACAGAACGAATAGTCCTCGCTCAGTAGGTCGCGAAACCGCATCGGCAGCCCGTTTGGACCGAGGACCGAAGATTCGTCGGTGTGAATCTGCTTGAACAGGGCAATCGTTTCGCGTGGTGGCTGCCCCTCGCGCACGTCGGTGAACCACTCTTTGTTCCATCTCTGCGTCATGAGCGAGAGACACGAACGCGACGTCAGGACGAACCCGAACCCGATGCACTCGACGAGTTGCACCTCGTCGCGCCACTCAATGCGCCCCGCTTCGAGTTGCGTCCGCAACGGCTTGTATGGGAACGACGCCTGAATGCGTTTCCGCGGGTACGGCGCCCCGATCATCTCGAGCCCGTGACGGCCCGCCGCGTCGACCATGCGCTGTACGATCGAGACGTCTTTGCACACGACGTCGTCGTCCCACCAAAGAAGCCAGTCCCACCCGGGCCGCTCGAGGGCGATCGACGCGCATCGTGAGCGGGCGCGCGCGAGGTCGTCGCTGAAACAGAGCGAGTAGGGCAGGACGTTCGCGTTCGCCCGCTCGAGGGCGCGAATGCCAGACGAGTAGCCGAGCGAGACGGATGCGGTCTCGGGACTGCCGTCGACGGGCGACGCGACGAGGATGCGGGAGGCGTTCACTCGTCGGCCTCGATGACCACGCGCAGGCGTCGATCCTGGAATTCGCACCACTCAAACGTGTCCGGGACCTCCACCTCCACCCGCGTCGGCTCGACGTTATTGCCGTTCGGTGTCGCCTGAATCACTGCAATCCGTTGCGACGGCGCTCGGTGATCCACACGTCGCGTTTCGACAGAGACCAGCCACCCCTTCAGCACGATTCGCATCACTTGCCCCTCTGCGCGGCCCGCTCAGCCGCGAGCCGGCGCGCTCGCCGCTCCGAATCCCGGTCGTTCCGCCATGCGCACCAGTCTCGCCACCCGTCCAGCGTGTTCGGGTGGCCCGGGCCGGGCGGGTACTCTTCGATTGCGCCGCGTTCTGCGCTCATATGAGCCCCGCTTCGAGGAGCATGGCGCACCAGTTCATCGCGACCCAATCGCCCAGAGGCGATGCCGGGTCTCTGCCGTTGCTGTTCCAGCGTTCGTAATCGACGGACAACTGCTCCCACTCCTGGTCGGTAAAGTACTCCGGTCGAGCGAAGTCGTTGCACCCGTGGTTCGCAAAGTGGTCAGCGGCCAGCAATAGGAGATCCGACGCGAGACGTCGGATCTTTTCAGCAGGCACAACATTCTGAACTGGTCCCATCAGAGCCTCCCGAGCATGTGGCCGAGCATCTCAGCTAGGCACTGTTTGCAGAGTCGCGCACCCGTCTTCGCGCTCGTCAGTTTCGCGTCGCCGACGCTGCAATACCAGCAGAGTTGCGAGCCGGGCCCGGGCAGGAGAGGGGCGCCCTCTTGCGTCACGCGCCAGTATGCGGGGTCCTCCAGCGCGGGAGTGTCGACGTCGCGCCACGTGACGAGCGGGCGACGGTACATCGAGAATTCGTGGTGCGCGTCGTTGCCGTACGTCGATGGGACGCCGATGTCGTGATCGATGATCGTGGGGATCGGGTGCCAGATATACCGGCCCGTCTCGTGCGACCACTCTGAGATGAGGGAGTCCTCGTTTGTTTTATCGACGCGCTCGGGATTGATCGCGCACCAATCGACGTAATGGTCTAGTTGAGCGCATGGGAACACGTACCCAACCCCGATGAGCCATTGGTCCCGATACCACCGACGCCCCGCACGGTGCTGCACCGGAATGAGCGGGTGCGTCGCTTCGAGACCGATGATGCGGTCAGGCTGAGCCTCGATCATGGCGCGCAGGATGGGCCAGAAGCGGGGCGCGACGATGGCGTCGTCTTGGATCTGCAATAAATGCGACGCGCCGGTGTCTAGCGCCCAGCGGAAGAGTTTTTGCGACCAAACTCGGTTGGATTCGCGATCGGAGAACAGCCGCGACTCGGTGACCGGAATGTCGGTCACCGGCGCGCCGTACGCGTTCAGTCCGAGTGCGGACGTGAGACGCGCGCACGACTCGACGCGCTCGGGTATCCAGTCTGTATGCGGTACCGCGAGGGCAATCGAGATGGTCATACGAGGCCGCCCTTCTTCGTGTCGAGGAACGTCACGCACATCCTCTTGCGCGCGGCGATGATGGCTTTCAGCACCGTCTCGCCCTGCGCGTACACCTCCTCAACCTCACCGGACGCGCTGTTGCTGCCGACGGCCCAAGTTACGGTATCGACTACCTCGCCAGGCTGCCCATACAGGTACAGGCCTTCGGTGCGTGCGAGCCACTCCAGCGCGTCGGATAGTTTCAGCCTCACCGCGCCCCCGCATACGCCCGCACGTCGCTGACCACCGACGTCTGCGCGGCCATGAGCGTGTAATCCGACCTGAACCGAAAGGTGTCCAGATAGTCGTCGAACCCAATGAGATACCCCGGATTGTGCGCGTCGTGGCAGACGATGAATTCGGCGTAACCTCGGCACGCTTTGAGGACGGGTAGGCGCGCCTCGGCCGGGCCGTGGTCGATGAATATCACCGACCATTCATCGCGGCGTACCCACGCATCGACGAGCGCCCAGTCCGCGAGTGCCGCCATGGTCGGGTACCCGATCTCCTCGATCTCCGCGGCCCACTCCTTCGACGAGTCGAGGCCGACGAGCGACCGCCCCATCGCCCGACACATCTCGACGAGCATAGGCGACGAGCACCGGCCCACACCAATCTCGAGCACTGGGCCCGGGCGCGCCGTTGCGATCACCGATGCGAGGAGCGGGATGTGCGTGCCCCACCCGTACCCGTGAAACTGCGAGCGCTCGTACATCGGATTGTACTGCGCGCGAAGCTCCTCGTCGCCACGCTCGCGAGCGGCATTCATGTAGTCGGCGAGGCTCCCGATGTCCGGGAACGTCTTCTGCGGCTTGTCGATGCTCATAGTGACTCCGCCCATGCGACGCAGACCGCCGCGACCTCGATCAGTTCTTTTCGCAGCTTCGCCCTGTCGAGCCGCGCCGGGTCAATTCGCTCCTCAGTGACGTGCCGCGCGACCTCACCGACCTCTTCGCCGAGCACCGAAAACTTCTCGGCATTCGTGAGGCCGTTCGGCGTCGCGCACGACGCGGGGAACTTGCCTTGCGCTCGCAATTCCTCTTGCCGATACCGCTCAGCATTCACCTGTTGCAGCACGTCACCGGTCGGCCCGTCGGGCCATATCGTGTAACTCATAGTCGTAGGGCCTCCACCCATCGCTTCACCGTCGCCTCTTCTGATAGGTCCTGCACCACCCGAGACTCCGCGAGCCCGCAAGCCTCGTGGCCTATGCACTCGATGTCGAGTTCGAGGCCAAGTTTCACCGCGATTGCGGTCGTTACTCCGAAGGTCTCGGGTGCGACGTTGCGGTAGTACATGCCGCGGCATCCGGACATGATACTCACCATCTCGCGTGGGCTCAGACGTCCGAGCCAACGGCGTCCGAGCCACTCAAGAGATTCCCGGTCAGGGTCGTCATAGCCAGTCGTCGTAACGTACAAGGGCGCGGATTTAGACGCGTCAGCGCGCCACGCCGCGAGAGTCTCTCGAAGCCCCTTGTTCGCTGCGCTCGCGTATATCCAGCCGTATCGCGGTCGCGGACTCAGCGCCGCGGCCTCCTCCACGTGTCGCCCAAGCATCGGCGGCACGACGATCGTCGGCGACGCGAACGCGCGGGCTTGCCACTGAGAGACGCATATCGTGACGTGCGGCGCCTCGAAGTCGTTGGGTTTCGCGTCCGTCGCACGGATTACCGGCTCGGCTTCGGGGCGGCACCACGGCGCCTCCTCGACCTGGCGCCAGTAGACGAGACGGCGGCACTTCATTTTGACGTTCGCGTCGCTCGGTCGTTTGAGCACGAGCTTGCAAAAGAGCCCCGCCAGATTGAACGCCTCGTGCAGCTGATACAACTCCACTTCCGAGCCGCCGACCGGCTCGGAGAGGTTCGGCGGGCACACGGCCCCGTCGAGATCGTACAGGACGATATCGATCATTCGAACCCCCCGGGCTTGATCCACCCCTTCTCCCTCAACTCGACGGCTTTCCACTCCAGCGACGCCGAAAACCCGATGACGGCCGCAGCCAGCGTCGCGATATACTCATCGTCGCGCTCGACGCGCACGATCGCGGGCGGCATCTCAGGGTGGTAGCTCAGGATGTCCAGCCACTTCCGGTCCGTGATCCAAAGCTGCCCCTGGACCTGCGGGTAATACTCCGCGTCGACCGCGCGCGTGAGCAGATACCCAACGTGCGTGTGCTCCGCGGGGCACTTGATCTCGAGCAGCCCATCGTCGCCGACGAATCGATCCGGCGACGCGCCGATCGTGCGCTCGTCGTTCGTCACGAACCCAATGACCGTCGTGTCGAGCTCGCGCACGCCCTCGTAGTAGAGAATGGCTTCGCCCTCGAGCTCCTGCCCGCGCCCCATCCAATGCGTCTGCACCTGCAGCACCGGATGGCCCATCATCCTCTCTGCGAGGAGCTGGTGCATGTACTTCTCGGCCTGCGTGCTCGGTCGGCCCTTCGGCGTCACGATGCGATCGAATGCGCTCGCCGTCGGGATGCCGGCCCTCACCGCGAGCCACTCCGTCGTGCCCTGGATTACGTCGTGGAGGATCAAGTTACCCTCCGGATGGTGAGCGTCGTCCGGCCTGTCACGGGGTCCGTCACCTGCGTTTCGGCCAGCGTCACGTGAGCGTGTTCGGGCTGCATCGCGCCGATGACCCGAAGCAAGCGCTCTGACGCGCGCCCATTCGGCATCGTCGTCGTACAGTAACCAGGGCCGTTCTCTCCCTGGTCGCAGTACTGAAACGTCGCGGCCATCGGGATCGACTCGCGTTTGCATATCTCGATGATCTTCGCCATGAGAGGCGCTATCTCCGAGTCGTAGACGTCTTCCTTGTCCCACTCGCCGTGGAGGATCATCGGCGCCTCTTCGAGTGCGCGCCACTCGTTGGCGCAGGTATCTGGACGCCGAGTGCGTCCAGTGCATCGCGCAGGCGCTCGATTCGTACGTGAGTGTACGAGCACGCCTTGGCTACCTCCTCAGGCACGCGCACGTCGGTCTCGCGCGAGCCGCGTGTATCGCCCTCCTCGTAGAGTCCCGCGTCGGCCAGATCGCACGTGTAGCCTGCGCCATCTGGTCTCCACCACATGACGCAATTACCGACGACCTGTCGCGAGTCCAGGATGTAGTACCGGCTCATTGCTTACGCTCCGCTCGCAAACGTTTGGCGTACGCGAGCGCAGGCTTGCACGTCGGGCATAGCCCCTCGAACAGGTCCGTCAGCGTGGCGTCACCGGAGTAGATGAGACTCAGAACGGCGAGCCCGGCGCGCTGCGCCACGTGGCGTAACGCTCGAGGGGCGTCCTCTCGCGCCTCGCGCAGCAGCTCAGGGTCGCCAGCCTCGGCCTCGGCGCATACGCACCCGATGCACGGCGGTTCTACGTGCGATATCACTTCGCCCCTCCCCTCTGCCGCTTCTTCTCTTCGATGAACTTGATCGCCCGCCCGTACTGCGCGAGCCGCACGTCCTCGACGCGCTCGACGCCGAGCCACCTGCAGAACCGCGCTGGGTCGCCGCCTGCCTCGTCGAGCAGGCGGCGCAGTTCCGCCACCTGCGCCGAGGTGATCGGCTCGTGCCCGCCGCCTGCCCCGTCGTCGTCCTCGTCGCGAGTTACGAGATTCAGGTGCATGCTGATCAGGTACCGCCGCGCGTACGAGGTTGACGATCCCACGCTCTGAACTGCGTTGCGCCCCGCGCCGTTGTCCACTGGAAGCGCGATTGTTTTCGTCTCCGCATGCCCGTCGCGATGGTGCAGCGTGCATGTGAATTCGATCATGCCGTTCGGCGCCGTCTTGGAATCGAACGAGAACGAGAACCCCTCCTCGGCAAGGAGCGGGCGGATCACGGCGTCGATGTCCTCGAGCTTGGCGAACTTGTTTCGCGCACGGCCCGCACCATCGAGAATAGTGCCCTGCTTCGTGATCTGAGGGAGGCGCTCTTGGAGACGAGCCAACGCCGCGCGAAACGTCGTGCGGCGCTGGTCGGCGAGCAGGCGCTCTTGGATGTCGAGGAGACGCTCCAGTTTCGCCACGTCGACGGCGGGATCGAGCGCGGCGCGCGTGATGCCCTCGAGCACGACGGCTGTTTCGTTGTCGGTGCGGGCGAGAGCTTTGGAGTCGGTCATTGCGGCCTCCGAAGGCACGCCATCGCGACTCCACCCGAGCAGCGCGCGACATAGCAGGTCACGCCGTCGGTGAGCTCCGCGGTCTCGATGTACGTCCCGTTGTCCGTTTTCGGTGCCGACGGTGTATGAGCGTCGCTGACTGCACCTGCGAACAGCAACATGAAGAGGACAGCAACTGCTCCCAGAATTATTATCTCGACCCAGCGCTCCACTATCCACTCAAACATCGCCGTCACCCCACCCCTTCGAGGTCGGCACGTACGCCACCGACCCAGCGTGCCTAGCCTTGCCGCCCTTGCGCCCGATCTCCGCCATATGCTCTCGGTTCGCGCCGATCGCCAGGCCCCCTTTACGCCCCGCCGCGCGCGCCTCCTCGGTCGTGAATTGATGCGCCCTACCGCTGGCCTGCGAGGCGTGTCCGCCCATGCTGGCGATCTCGCGCTGGCGCTTCGGATCCATCGACGCGAACCCCTTATTACTCATCCTTCACGCCCTTCCATTCTTTGAGTACCTGGTTTGCGATACGCAATGACGAGACCTCTTTCACGAGCGTCTCCATGATGTCCGTGTCGCCCTCGAGCACCTCACGCTGCGAGTGACCTACCGCCGCCGCGCGTCGTTCCGCGATTCGCACGCGGATCGGATTGAGGTCGGCCGACGAGTAGCGCGGGACGAATCCCGGCTCACCGAACTTCGGCGGCGTGCTCACGCGGGAGCTCCCGTGCGGCGTCGAGTTTTTTCAGCGCGCGCCGGAATCCGACGAGTTCGGACGAGCGCACTTCATCTTCGAGCGCGACCAGCTCCATCATGATCGGGATGAGCGGCCCCTTCGTTCGGACGACGCCACTCAGCGCTGCGGAAAGCGCATGCAGTCCGTCAGCGACCGTCTTGGCCTCTGCACCGACCATCGCGACCAGTTCACGCTCGAACGACACGAGCGCGTCGTGAACGACGTCGACCGCTGCGTCCCTCGGCAGTGTCGCTGCGGCTCCAACGAACACCTGCGCGAGCGCTTTCAGATCATTCATCTCAAGCCTCCCTGTACGGTCGTTTGACACACATCTTTTCCGCCCATCGATTCAGCGCCCACTGCTCGAGAGCACTAGGCAACGTCTCACCCGTGCCCCACCGGCGCACCGTGCGTCGGTCGATGCCGAGCACGCGACTCGCCTCTCCCACGCCGCCAAGCGCGTCGACGAGCGGGCGAAGAGGCCCACGGATGACTGTCTCTCGTGCCATCATTCCTCACGCAGCGTGGCGTTCAGCGTTTCGAGCGCCTCACGGTGACGGTCGACTGCCGCAGCGGTGCGCCGGTATGCCTGGTTCAACGCGACGCTCGAGCGGTTCTCGTTCACCACGCGGCGCTCGTCGCGTGAGGCCTCCGTGAGGTCACGCAGCGCGCGACGGTAACCGCCCAGCGCGACGAGCTCGTCGTCGGTGAACGAGATTGGGACGCGGTGCGCGCCGTGGCGAGGTCCGATGGCGGGCATCAGCGTTGCCTCTTTCGCGCATAGCCATCCTCACCACGCTCCCACTCGCCGAGGTTCGCGCCGTCGAGGTACGCGCCGCCGAGGTCCGCGCGGCCGAGGTCCGCGCGGCCGAGGTCCGCGCCGGCGAGGTCCGCGCCGCGGAGGTTCGCGCGGCGGAGGTCCGCGCGGCGGAGGTCCGCGCCGCGGAGGTTCGCGCCGCCGAGGTTCGCGCCGTCGAGGTACGCGCCGCCGAGGTCCGCGCCGCCGAGGTCCGCGCCGCCGAGGTCCGCGCCGCGGAGGTTCGCGCCGTCGAGGTACGCGCCGCCGAGGTACGCGCCGTCGAGGTCCACGCGGCCGAGGTTCGCGCCGCGGAGGTCCGCGCCGGCGAGGTCCGCGCCGCGGAGGGAGACTTCGGGCGCGAACCCTTGCTCATATAGCCACGAGTAGAAACCTGGATACTGCGTCGCTAACCAAACGCGGTGCAAGCGTGACCAGCGCACCTTGATGCGGCGTTCGCGCAACCGGTCGGTGTCGGGCTGCATGGCAGCGATAGCGTCATAGAGTTCGAGCCCGCCATGGCAGGCCACGGCACGTTCGAGGTCACTGCGGTAGATGGTGACGAGGATCATATCTCGAGAGCCTTGCGAAGCGCCTCGGCCGCGTCGAGCACCGCGTCCGTGTCGAGACTCCTGTCCGCGATCACGAGCAGACGCGCTCGCGTGCCTGCGATCGTGGGCGGCAAGTCGAGCGCGTCGAGCAGTGCCTTCGCGGCGACCCGCACCGTCACGATCTCGCGCCTCGCGTCCGCCTCGAATTCGTCAGCATCGACACTCATTCGTTCCTCCCGTTCCCAAGTCGCGTGGTTACTGCAATGGGACAGACGTGTCTAGTCATGACAGACGTGCCTGGTCGATTCGTCCGCGGTTCGCTCCGGAATGCGCTCACTGCACCAGAAACACCGTCGCTCAAACCGCGCGAACGCGATGCGCGCGTTACCGATGGCGATGCTCGCTTGGAAGCCGCGCGCTTGGTGGATCGTCGGGATGTGCACATCGATTAGTGCGTCATCTGTAATGCCTTCGAGCGCCTTGCGAAGCGTCTTCGCGGTCACACGCATCATGCGAACCGCGAGAGCAGCCACGCGAGACCTCTATCGCTGTACGCCGACAATCCGAGCATCGGCCCGCGGACGTTCACACGCCGAAAGTTGACGCCGACTTTCAGGAACCTCTGACGCTTCATGATCCTCCAGAAGTGCCGCGACGAGCGCGGGCACCGAATACGGTTTCGTGACCTCTTCCCACCCATCATCGATTACGTCGTCGAGCGCCCTCGCCTCGGTCGACATGTTAGGCTCCCCCTATGGACATCCACGCTGCCAGCTTTACCAAGGGCCTCGCGGTCGTCACGGACGCAGCGACCTACGGGACCACGATCCTCACCGTCGCGAGCGCGACGCGTGCGACGGTCGGTTCGATTACTTTTACGTTCAGCAACGTGCGAGACGGAATGAAACTATATCTCGCATGCACCGCGTGGATTCAATCTGACGCGTCGTCAGTTGCTGCCGTAAATCTCCGAGTGAACGACGCGGGTACCATCGTCGACCTGAACGAGACTGAGGTGCAGAACACGACTGCGGGGAATCTCATCCTCGCGAGCATGCTCGGCTCGTACACGATCGCTCATGCTGGAGCGACGGGATCACTCACCGCGATCGTGTCGCTGGTCGGTCGACGCGTGGTCGGGGCCGGGAACGCCATGGTGCTCAACCCCATCTCGTTCCAAGCGCGACTCGCGCTCGACTAAATCACTCGCAGTCGACGGCGACATCGTACCCATGCTCGAGGCCCGGGTACGGCTGTACGAAGTGCCCGCGCCCGTTCGCCGCCCAGATATCGAACGCCACGGCATCGCCGGGCAGGCGAACCGTCAGCGCAGGGTCGGTGCCGACGCTCGAACCCGACGGCCCCTCGACCACGGCGAGCTCCGCGCGCGAGACGCCCGACACGTCTACCGTGAGGTGCCAGTCGGCCCACTGTCCCTCATACGTGCCGACCGAGAGGAACGAGTGCGCGTGGCAGTCGACGACGAGCGCCGCAGGAGCCGACGACGGGGCACACGCGATGTGGACGCAGATCGAACCGCCGGTGACCGTGTCAGTCCACTTCGCGCTGCATGAGCCTGCGCCCTTCGACGTCCCGACGCCGCCGACGACATCGCAGGTCGTTGACGTCGCGACGTCGTTACCCTTGCACGCCGTACTCATGTCGCCCGTTGCGCCAGTGAACGTGCCGCAGCGGTCGACCTGGTACGTCGTCGGCGTGCTCGGCCCGGCGACTGGACTGCCGCAGCCGACGAGGAGCGCAGCAAAGAGCGCAACGAAAAGCAGGCTCACGTCGCGGTATCGAAGGGGGGAGGAGCGACGCGCGGCGCGAGCCCGGAACGCACCATACACGAGGGGGAGTTTCACGTTGCCTCCAAAGAATTGAGTTCGTCTTGAATTCGCTTGATCGCCTGGTCAATATCGCGCGAACTGCCCACCTGGTCCAACGCTGCCAGGGCGAGTTGGAGCCAGTCCCTTGGCGTGAAGTAACACGCAGGCGACCCGTAGATCACCGCGTCGACGCGCTCGGTGTACTGAACGCTCACGCGGTCACCTGCATCAAGAGTTCGATCGCCAGCGTCGACCCGCACGTGCAATTTCGCATCGTGATCACGCCGCCCTCACCGTCGCTCATGAGGCCGACGCGCGGGAGCTCGGCCCACGACGCCTCGGTGTACGACCGACCACATGCGCACGTTTTGATCGTGTGCCGCTGAATGAGAAACACGCCCGACTCGCGTTCGCGCTTGATGTCGGCGCGCACGGTGTCGATGAGAGCGTCCATGCGCGCGACCGCAGCGTCGAGACGAGCGGTCATCGCCCGTCCCGCCCCTCGAAGTACGCGACGGCGCCAAGCTTGGTCTCGATGTCCCACTGCTCAAGGACCACGCCGCGCCGCGTGAACCCGACCTGCGTCGCGCCGCTCGCCTTGGCCTTCGCCGCCGCGCGCTCACGGAGCTTGTCGTCGATCCGAACCGTGGCCGCCAACTCGAAATTCATCTGCTTTGCCAT